CTCGGCGTCGGCGAAGGTCATCTGCTTCATCGGGAAACTCGGTGGGTGGGGTCGCGGTATTTTGCCAAATCAGAAAGTCTTTTTCAGAGTTTCCCTAGGCCAGAAAGCCCAGTGAAAATTTGCTGAACATGGTCACCCGGTGAAAGCAAGGTCTCCAAGACCCCGTAAGCCCAGCCTGGAGGCTTAGCTCCAAGGGTGGTAGTAGTTACGTATCCCGCCCCTACTACCTGGCTTACCGAAACATCATCCATATTGGTTATGTATGTGTATGGCTCAAATATTTTCGTCCTCTTACGCTCTGCCAACCCCACGGCGGGAGTGAGGGCAACGGTATCCCTCATAGATGAAAATGGCATCGATACCGAGCTTACCCCATTCCCGCCACGACTAACCGGGAGCGGCGCACCAGTCGTGCCGATGCCCTGATAGAGCTCTAAGGTCATCGCATTTATCTTTGAGCTCGCCACGCGCGGCGTGTCGCCACCGAGACCTGTAGGCGGCGTACCGAGAATAATTTCTTGTCTTGCCATGGTTTTCTCCAGGCGAAAAAATACCCGCATAGCGGGTGGTGTAGATCAATTGATGAGCGCCCGATCAGGTGCCGGGAAGTCTGGCGAATACCGCGCCGGGTGCGCCGATATTTGTCCATGGCGAGAGAGCGCTAACCCCAAACACCTGGAGCCTGTTCTCTGAATAGTTGAACCTTACAGCTGATGTTAGCCAGTTCGTGTGGTTCTGTAGTATTCCCCGCGAGAATGGATTGATCATAAAGTACTCATCAGATTGCAGTGGCGCAACAGATCCATTCGCCCAGTAGTACGCCTGTGCTGTAGCATTTAGAACTACCTGCCCCTGATATGACCATGAGTTATTGGCCCTCGTGAAGATCACCGGAGCGGCCCCTGAGTCGAAAATCAGCACGCCATTTGCGCCCCACATCCTGATCCCGTAATCGGCCTTAGTGATTGAGGCGAACACCGCCGCAAACCACTTGCCTGCGGGCCTGAAGTCGACGTTCAGGGACGTTATTGAAAACCCAGTCCAAGCACCAGGACCGCCGCTAATGGTCATGCTTGTGTATAGCTCATTCGGTCTAGCCGAGCTGTTCTGAATGAATACGCACGGCGGCTCCGGCGTGGTTATGGCGGATGGGAACGACACTGACACCGATGAACTGCCGGATGCCTGATACGTTCCACTGTACAGCGCACAAAGCCTAGGTTGCTCTGAGTCTATCTGTACATAGCTTCCATCGTTTACAACAGATAGACCGAAATTCAATTTTTGAACCTCATTACAAGCAACCTGAACTGTATTGTTGATCCTATAGCGCCCGGCTCATTTGGGTGTTTTGAGCGTACAACAACCGAACCGACGCCTACCGACATAAACGGCATAGCGCTGTAGCAGTAGTTGTTAGCTGCGGCCTGGGTAGGAAGTATGACGGCTGTGCATGTTGCCGGGTTGAACCCGGCAATGTTTGCTGTAACTACGGCGCCCATGGCGAGCGTATAGACTGCATTGTGCAGCACCTGATAGGTGTAGCTGTCGGTATCCATTTCGAGCACGCCATTCGCGCTCCACGTCCTTACTCCATAAGTCATGGCGAAAGCCTCCCCACCAATACACGCAGAAGCTCGTTGATGTCGTATACCGAAAGGCCATCGTTATTGAGCAGTGTCGAGCCACCGGTGCCGGCGCTGCGAAGCGTGAACGTGCCGGCCTTGACATTGATCTCCAGTAACGGCCGCCCCTTGGAGTCGACCGTCTCTGATTTCAGCGTCATCCCCAGAATGATCTCCTGGATAAAGGCCTTGCTGATAATTGCCTGATTGAGGACTACCTGGTTCCCCTGAACAACAAACATAGGAGTGAGCTGTCCGCTAACCTCGTCGACTACCGCAAAACGCTGCGCAAAAATCAGAAACTCCGACTGCTCGCCATCTGAGCCAAACGCGAAGCCGGAGGCGACCGTCTTTCCTCCAGCAGTGGTTTGGGCCTTGAACGTAACCATCGACGAAACCTTCCCGTCGGTGGTGGCCTGAGCTTTGCTGACGACCTGAATAGCTGCCGAGTTATCGCCGGCAACCGCCTTTAGGGTTTTGATCTCTTCGGCAGTGGCAGCTTTGTCAGTTGCCACGGCTGTCTGCACGGTCGTGATGCTTGCCGCGTTCGCCGCCACATTCGCTTCGACAATATCTGTACGCTGCGACTGCGCGAAATCCCGCTCAGCAATTGCGGACATCAGCGACCAGGCCCCGGCCGAGGCGGTGTCATCCCCCGCGCTACCCTCCTCCGAGCCTGCAGAGTCGGATTTCACCAGCGCATAGACGCCTTCCAAGCGTTCGGCGGTGGCCGTGACCTTGCCGTCCACCTCTTCGATGGCTGCCTTGTTCTGGCTGATTTCCAGTGCCATCGCCTCATTCGTTTCGGCGATGGTGCCCAGGTTGAACCAGTAGTTGGCGTTCGGCGGTGTGGTGTTGACCGGTACCGCCTTGGTGGCCTGGAACAACTGCTGGCCTACCCGGACCATGTCGCCCTTGGCGTAGGTCTTCGTGGAGACGTACTCCAGAGCGTCGACCACTTCCGAGATCAGATCCTCCAGCTCCTGCTTGGCCTTCTCCAGGCGATCGTTGACCGAGCCCGGCTCATCACCAGTAATCAGGTCGATTTCTTCCCGCAGGCTCTGGTACAGCGCGCCCTTGCCGATCTTCTCGGCGAAGTACTTGTCGTACTCCGTCTGATCAGAACTGGCCCGGCCATTCACGGCGCCCGTGATCGGCCAGAACGGCCCGACGTTGCCGGTACGGTCCACCAGGCGAGCCCAGAAGTAGACGCTCGCCCCGGCCAGGATGTTCTGCATCTCGTGCTTGGCCTGCGGGTAGCTGAAGTCGCTCAGCTTCACCGCAGTGGTTAGGTCCGGTGACTGGCTGTACCAAAGCTCCGTCCGCTGGGTGTCCTCAGCGCCCGGCGGGAAGCCCCACTGGATGCCAATGCCATAGACCAGGCTGGTGGTGGTCAGGAACGCCACCGCCGGCGGCAAGCCAACCTTCCCTTCCAGGTTGGTCAGATTGGAGGTCTTCCAGATCGAGGAGATCTCAAAGGCGCTCACCGACCGAACCCGGGCCACGTAGGCGCCGGAGTAAATGCCAGTGACGTCGACACTGGTCGAACCGGTGCGCTGCACCTTGATCCAGTTGCCGCTGTCCTTGCGCCACTCCACGTCATAGGCGACCGCGCCAGCAACAGCGGGCCACGAGATGTTCATGGTGCTGATGGCGATGCCCTGGTTAACGGCGTAGCTTGACGTCAGCTTGACGCTCGCCGGCGCCGGAACGACGGTAATCGGCACAACGCTGATTGGGCGTTCTTCCAGGCGCGCGCCGGTGTCGATGTGCGCGAACTTGCTCGGGTCATACTGCACGGCCGAGATCTCAAACACGCCAGGCTCCGACCGGGCCACGCTCACCACCCGGTACAGCGGGATTGCCAGGTCATCGGCATCGAGCGCCCATACTAGTTCACGCTCAGGCGCCATAGAGTAGGCCACGGTAACGGTGACCTGCCGGCCGCTGACCAGTTGCACGGTGCGCCCCTCGCACTTGCCGTCGGGCAGGTTGAGGATCAGCCGGTCGCCGGGCTTGGCCTGGGTATCACGGTCCAGTGTGATGACCTTGCCGTTCACCGCCGAGATACGCCCGCCCACCGGTCGACCGGCCAGGAGTTCGTCGGCGATCGGGATCACGTAGCCAGGCAGCGGGATACGCCCGTCGAGGCCGACCTTGAAGGTAACGGCCCGGTCCTTGGAGTTGGTGAGCAGCGCCCACTTGCCGCGGCGCTGCGCCTCGGATTCTCGGGTGCAGCCGATGGCGCTGATTTCCACCGGGTTGTCGCCGTAGCGGCGCTGAAGCTTGGCATCCGTAACGGCCGTGACGTCGGTGTCGTAGTTGTTCGCCGGGTTGTCGTAGCTGATCAGCGCACGACTGTACCGGGTGCGCTCCGACGCGCTCGAGTAGGTGAACTTGCCGTCGATCACATTCGCCCGAGTGTAGGCAAAGTCGAAATCAGTGGCGCGCGGCATGTCCGACAGAGTGAAGACCTGGCCCTGGGCCCAGTAGGTCATGCCCCGGTAGATCGCCGAGATGTCGCGTAGCAGCGACCAGGCATCAGCCTTGCTCTGCAGGTTCAGGTTGCAGATGAAGCGCGGCTCCCGGCCGCCCTTGCCGTCCGGCACCAGTTGGTCGCAATACTGCGAGATGCGGTAGAGCTCCCACTTGTCCACCATCCACGGCTTGATGCGGCGGCCCAGGCCGAAGCGGTCGGCCGTGGTGATGTCGTAGGTCATCCAAACAGCGTTGTCAGTCCAGGCCTGTTTGAAGGTGCCGTCCCAGATCCCGGTGTAAGAACGTGCCACGGGGTCGTAGTTGCTCGGCACCTGCATCTTCTTCAGCTTGGTCTCGACCGTCACGGCCGGAATGCTGCGGAACTGCTCAGCCGAAAATTCGATGTAGAGCAGCGCGGTGTTCGGATAGCGAATCTTGGCGTCGATCACCTCAGTGAAGCCGGCGATCTGCATCGTGTCGGAGATTTTGTTGTTGTTCTGGTTGATGGTCACCCGGGTAATACGCATCAGCCAGCCGGTGGTGGCCCTGGGCAAATCGATACGGCGGGTGCGCTCGTAAAGGCTGGTGGTCTTGCCGTCGACCGCTTCGCTAAGCACCTGTTGGTAGGCGCCGCCGTCGGTGGCCAGCTCAACTTTGTACTCGATCCGATAACCGTTGATGTTGCCGCTGGCATCCACAGACTGGAGTGCCGGCCAGGCAAAACGCACGCGCACGGCTGAAAGCTGGGTATTGGTGATCGCCCGAACCCACGGTGTGCCGCTGCGCAGTTCGGTACTGATGGTGGTTTCGTTCTCGATCGAGGGGATGCCCTGGATATAGGTCTGATCCACCGCCCCGGTGCGCCACTCCCACTTCACGTTCGGGAAGTTCATATTGCCCTGGGGGTCTTGCAGTGGGGTGTTGTCGAGGTAGATGTCGCGCGCGGTGGGCGTGCCTTCGAACTCACCCTCCCCGATGGCAATCAGCATCTTGGCGATAGCGACCGAGCGCAGGCTGTCGGGGGCTTCCGTTGGCGTTTTTGGTTTCTCTTCGCCGCCCTTGGCACCGTGGATGTCGATTTTGCGTGCTGCGCCCATGCTTTTCTCCAGGCAATAAAAAACCGCCTCATGGGCGGCTGCGGTGCTTCAGGTGTTCGCTACATCTGATCTTCGGCGTAGATCGCAGCACTGATGATCGCACCACCAACCCGGCGCTTTCCGTAGCAAAGCGGCACAGGGTTGCCGGATGCAGTGGTGTTCTTGGCGCTACCGAAGGCATAGCCAGGCGTGTTCTCTGGCGCGGCACTGGTTTTGAGGCCGCCAGCTTGGGGGCTGAGCATCTGGATGACGCCGCCGGCGACAAGGCCAATACCGGCGCCAATGAGCGGAGTGCCGAACGGCGTTGCTGAAAAAATGACACCGACGACTATCAGGATCGCGCCGACGATCGTTTGAAGGACTCCCCCCCGCTTGCTGCCCACCACCACTGGCGCAATGCGAATATCACCGGCACCGTTGTAGGTCAGTTCCTTCTCGCCGATGTTGCGCTTATCGCGAAAAACTGCGAATTCAAGCCCTCGTGACTTAGCGTTCGAAAGGAAGCGCTCGAAGCCCGGGATCTGGACGCAGAGCGCCTTGATGGCCTCAGCCGGTGAATTCACCGCAAGCCTGAAAGTTTTCCCGAACTGGCGGAGTTGCCCATACAGGCGAATCGTTGTCATCGGTTGGTAGTTGATCGCTGAAGCCTGCATCATTTTCTCCTGGCATGAAAAAGCCGCCCGGAGGCGGCTTTATGATTTTCGTTTTTCAGTTGTAGTCGACGTAGGGGCCAATGTAGAAGCCGGCCATGTCGCCGCTGATGCGGTATAGGCTTTCTTTGCCGGGCTGCACCGTGGCTGCGATGGTGCGAATTGCAGCGCCTGCGCACAGACCTGATCCGGCAAGGCCGGCGCCGAGGCTTGGTGAGCCTGGCGGAAGGTAAAAGGTAGCCCGCTGACCGGTGCCAATTTTCGCAGCCTTGCGCCCGTCTACATAGACGACGATATCGCAGCCTGAACCAACAGCACCGGAGTCGCGCACAACCGTGACCTTCCCGCTTTCACCGGCCGGCTTTGTCTGGAAGGCATAAACCTCATCCGACGGCACCGGCTTCGCATCCCTCACTGAAATCGCAGATGAGGCACACCCCGCCAGCATCGCCACCGCTACCGCCGCTATCAAAATCCGCATGATTCTTCCTTGTCCTGAAAGGAGCGACTGTAGCGCTGCGCCACCCGGGCAACCAGTGCTGTTAGCCTTCAAGCTTGGGCCAGTTGAACTTGTAGTTCAGGGGAGGCAGCTCATAGTGCTCGGCCAAGTAGAGAGCAAGCATCTCTCCTTCCTTTGCGTAAGCTATGGCTTTATCAACAGTCGGATGCCAGCTAACCCAGAGAGTTTCCAATGGAAAAACCTTCTCGAAAGCCGCGTAATTGAAGCGCCAGCCGGCCATATGCCCAGCGGCTCCAGGATTTTTGGCGCATCGAACAAACGCAGCGAGGCGGCGCCTCAAATTATCCGACTCGCCAATAGTCAGGACGCCATTATCATCGACGCCTACGGCGCGGTGGATAGCTCTATCGGCGCAGATTAGATACGCACCCGGTACGGCCGGGGCATCCAGATAGTGCTCGGTCAGTTTGAGCCACTCCGGCTCCCAGCCCGTCCAATTTTTGACCTTCATATACTACCTCCGCTGTTAGAGGCAAAACGATATCACGTTAGATTGGGTTTTCAGTAGTACCGATATTTACCGCCAGATGCAAAAAGCCCAGCACGGGGCTGGGCTTTTTATTTTCAAGCGCTGCCTACTGTCCGATAAGCCGTCAATCGTACATTAATCTCTACATGCTCGGGTTTGACGTTAAATCGGCGCGCAACTGACGATGCCGCCTCTTGCAGATCTAGGATTGGCAATCCGTCGGATGGTTTCTGCTTGACCCTAACCTCATCCATCACCTGCGCAACGAGCTCACCCTGATAATGGGTAAGCCATTTTGTCGTTTTGAGATCCTTCCTTAGCTTGTCGGCTAGTTCATCGACGTCATCGGAACGAAGAACAATGGTTGCTGATCTTATTCCGGTATCGCCAGTATCAAAACTCCACCGATTGATCTCGCCAACCGACTTCATAACTCCGTTGACTACAAAGGCAACGTATCGACACCAAACTAGTGCCTCAAGCGAAGTCTCATAATCTGTAGGCAGCTCAAAACCCCACCTCATTATAGAGGATTGATATTCATCTTTTTCTAAATGAAGTACTACCCCAATACGATCTTTTTCATTTCTATCCATAACCACGTACATACTCCTGTTTTGGCCGAATGCCATCATCGCCTACTGGCTGCCAGCAATCCAACTGGCCAAGCATCCAGCGTGGATAGAATGCCAGTAACTGGGCTGAGGTTCGGCGTAGTAGCTTTGTGCCTCATTTCTAACCAGGGCAGGACGGAAAATGGCGATCGTAACGAAAGAAACGGCAAAGTACGTTTTCCATGAGACGCCAACTATTCTCGGCGGCGGCGACTGGAACGACCTACACCAGATCGGGAGCATAGTTCCAGCCTCGGGCATCTACCGGTGCGAAGGCTGTGGCGATGAAATCACCTCAAACAAAGGTGACAAGTTCCCACCCCAAAACCACCACCAGCACCCGACCGTATTCGGTCCTGACGTGAAATGGCGGCTAATCGTCAAAACCCAAACAAAAGCGTAAAGGATTTCCCCAGTCCTACGCCTGCAAACCCAAGGACTGGGATAGCGCCAATATCGGCGCGTTTATGACCTGGAGGTCAAAATGTCACAGCAAGAAATAAGCGCTGAGCACGCAATTGCTCAACTCACCAATTTGGTGCTCGCGCTCGCACACACTCAGGCCGCCGCCAATCCCGAGCACGCAATGCAACGAATTGGAGCGGCTGTTTACGCGTCCCGGCAGCAAGGCGTAGGTGATTACTACCCGCTAGAGGTTTTTAAAAAGGTTTTCCCAGGCCAAAACCTTCCAACAGTTGTTGACTGAAACAGTTGCCTTAAGCCGTTGAAGGAAAATAACTTTTAAGTTTCAAGTGCTGGATGCTGGCCTGATCAACAGCCTTTTGGCTGATGAAAAAGCTGCCATCCGGCATGATCAACCACATCGGCTTGCCGCTTGAATCTTTCGCATCACTGCAGATTGCTTTCTTCATATATTTCTCCTGCGGTCCTGCCGCGCCATGTTGGTTGTTTTGCGTCTTTGTGCCTGAGGATCAGGCGTGTCCGGTCATGCCAGGGGCCGCCGAAGACGATGATCTCGGACGGCCTGCCGTACAGGTGATGCAGCAGGAAAGGCCCGGGGCCAAAAGTGCCTGACTCTTCACCTGGTAGAGCTGGATCAGTGCCTAGGTAGATCCCGGCATGGTTCGGGTGGACTGTCCGCCCGACGTGCATGACGATCATGTCGCCACGCTGCGGCCGGTCAACGCGAGTAAACCCGGCAGCCTCATAATTCTGCTCGTACAGGCTTACGTTATCCGCACTCTCCCACCAACCATCGGCGCGCTGGAAGGCTTCGAATTCCAGACCCCATTCGCGCTTGTACCAATCTGCGCAGACCTGCCAGCAATCCCAGACGCCGTGTACGAAAGGACGCTGGAGCAGCGGCGTGCGGCCGGTTGGCGTGATGGTGCGCAGATCGCCCTCGGGCCAACTCAGAATATGCCAGGGCAGCTCCGTGGCCTCGCACATGGCCAGGTCATGCGGTGATGGTCTGCTGGTGGCATCAGGATGCGAGTGAACGATCCCGATCACCTCGCCCAAATCTTCCGCCGCGGCGTAATCCTCGGGATCGAGCCGAAACTCTTCGTTCGGCTCCGTGGCGATGTTCCGGCATGGGAAGTACTTCTGCGCGCGCCCGACGGACAGCAACAGGCCGCAGCACTCGCGGGGATAC